TCACTTGAAAAATCTTTGGTCACACTGGATTCTTGGTTTTCTAGTGCATCAATTTCAGCTTCTATTTCAGCCAACTGTCTTTTCAAATCGTTTTCTAAAGTTGGGATTTCTTTGTAAACAAAGTCTTTCTCCTTTTGAAACTTGTCTTTTTTTAATTTAAATTCACTCATTCGGAACCATCCTCTTATCATTTATTTTTATTTGTTTTTTTGTCTGCTAAAGCCAAATCAATTCTTTGAATTAATTTTTTTCGTACGATGAATCCCTTGACCATTTCTTGTTTAGATCGCTCGCTAACTGAAATGTGATCAGCTGTTTCATAATTACTTTTTTTCATTGATAAATTCATTCCTTCCTATTCTTGTTGAAACGTCAGTACATGTTACTCACCAGGTGGATCGCCTCTTATTTTTAATTTGCCCATATTAATCACCAAATATTTCATTGTCGGATATCGTATTGATCAGCCCTTTGTGTTTCTTCTTTGTAATAATCGATTTCGCTCTTCATCTTATTTGTGATGTTTTTTCTTTCGATAAACTTATCTAAAAATGATAAGGTTTTTCGAATATCAGTATGTCGCTTTCTGATGTATGAAATGCTGTAACCTAGCTGATCTGCAATATCATCCAAGTTAATATTTTCTATAAATTTGAGCTTAACTATTTGAGCATCGACCCCTTCAAAATTGTCAACGATACTTTTTAATTCTTTAATTTGAGTGTTAGCCTCGCTTATTTCTTGTTCGATAAATTTTATTTTTTCTTCAAGGCTTGCAGAGTGAGATCCTCTCTCAAGTTTTACTCCAGCTAAATCCCCTTCCACCCACCTAATAAGTTCCAGCTTACTTTTATTCAAATTCCATTTCAGATAGATCAACTTTTCTTCCAATTCTTTATAATCAGCTAACCACTGATATTTCATGGGCACCACTCCTTTAAAAATCAAAAAAACTAGAAGACAAAAGGTTTGAATAAATCACCTCTTTGTCCTCTAGTTTTCTAGTCAGACTATATTAGTTTTTGAGATATATTTGTTTCAAGCCGAACAACTTTTCCATCCTGGCAAATTAATATTATTTTTCCGTGTTGTGGTACTTCAACACAAGTTTTTTTATCTCCTGATTCTACAAAAACCTTATCCATTTGACACCTCGTATTTTTCTAAAGATTTTATTTTGTATTCCATAAGCCTAATCAATGATTCTTTATCTTCTGGGAAAAATTCTTCATAAAGTAAAATTATTCGAAATGGAATTAGATCGTATGCTTGAGGAATGCCTAACTCTCTATGTGAAACATTGACTACTTTTACATAAAAATAGAAATCCTCGTTTAATCTTTGTTTCAAAATACGTTGAATTTCAGACTCAGACAAACTCTTTGTGTCAAGTTTTATCAACAAATCTAATATTTCATTAGCAAACTCGACTAAAAACACGCCTAATTTATTCTCGCTTTCATTGATTGACAGTTTTATTTTAGAAATCGCCTCACCAAGTATTGAGTTATAAAAAGCCCTTGTTAACTTCATCGGATTCTCCTCAATGATATACTTCGCTAAATTCCATTCTATTTGCGTAAAACTTAAATGGAATGTCTGCTAATACACCGTCTCTGTTTTTTTGGATCGAAAAATAAATGTCGTCTTTTTTGGCTTCATCAGGCTTATAAAGAAAACCTACAATATTTGCATCTTGTTCTATATCGCCACTTTCCCTAAGATCTGATAATTTCGGTTTTTTTTCTTTCCCTGTCCTGTTTTCGATTCCTCGATTTAATTGAGCTAGTAAAATTATTGGAATATCCAAATCATTGGTTAGTTTTTTTAATGTCCTTGTTATTTCTCCAACCTTAAATCTCATTTCCTTTTCGCCTTTAACTTGTATTAAAGTTAGATAGTCAATTACTGCTACATAATTTTTGTTAGGGTTCATCCTAACATTCTTTTTAATTGTTCCAACAATCTGATCTAAGTAAAAAAGCTTGTCATAAATTTTTATATCCTTATTGCTTAATGCCAGTGCACTTTCTAAACTCGCTTTTTTTTCATTATCACTCATTCTATTTGTGTCTCTTAATTTGTAACTTGATACGGCAGCGCTTCGCGATATAAATCGTTTAAACATTGTTTCTTTGGACATTTCAAGATTAAAAAAGTCAACCCACAAATTATTTTCATTCAATAATAATTTCATTGACAAGTTTACCGCAAAAGCAGTTTTTCCAACTGATGGCCTAGCACCAATCACCATTAGTTCTCCGTTTCTCAGCCCATTTCCTAATGCCTTATCTATACTAGGATAAGATAATAAACCATTTGTAGAACCTTTTTCTATTTCATCAAAAAATTTATTAACTACAGATACGAGATCTCCGTTGTCCGTTTCATCTTGTAAATCTTGAAATTTTTCGCTAAGACGATTTAACCTAGCTAAATCAACAGCATTTGCCTCTCTTGCGTATTTTAAGCTGCTTTTATTTATTTCACGCCTTAAGTATCGCTTATGGATTGAAAACGCTAAGGATTGATTATTTGCACCTGTTACAGTGTATCCAGCTAGATCTGTGACATCTGAAATGGTAAAGCTCGGCACGTTCCTAGTTATACTCTCTATAATCGCAATATTTTCATAAGATTCAGCTTTTCTAATCGCAGCCACTATTTGCCCAAACTCTTTTGCAGAAAACCATTTAATTTCTAGTTCAATGTCTTCTAAATCTTCAGGCTGAATAAGCAAACCACTTACTAATTCTTTCTCTATCAGATAGTCCTCGTTACTATCGATCATCCAAATTCACCTTCATCCATAAATCTAATGTCTTTAATTTCTGGTTTATCCTCTTCAACAGATTGGCTTCGTTTATCTTTTTGAGCCTTCATTTTGTCAAAATGCTTTCTTAGACTTGAGGGTGACAAAACAACAGTGCTCCAAAATTCATGTTGAGTTGCCCAAACAATCATTTCTTGAACTTCTTTTCCCGATCGTTTGTCTGATTCGATTATTAGGCGAATTGTATTCGCCCAATCATCCAAGTTCGGTTCTTTGATTTCATGGTTCTTTTTGATTAGTTTGAAAAGAGTTTTTGCAAGAATTTTATTAGGATCGTTGTCAGCATACACGCGTTTTCTGCGTGTGTTGCGAGGACTATTATTATTATCATTCTTATCATTCTTTACATTCTTGTTTATATTGTCGGGGTGTCGTTGCTCTCGCAAAGGCTTCGTTACTTTTTCATCGTTGCTCTCGTCGTTGCTCTCGTAAGTTGACGATGTCTGATAAACGTTGTAATTGCATATGGTTACGAGCATTCCATGCGTTGCTTTCGTTGTCGTGATCATCGTTGCTCTCGCGTTGCTTTCGTTACCCCCTTCGCTTTCGCTTCGTAGCCAGTCTAAAACCTGAAAGATTTGATCCTTTGAGGGCATCTCTGTCCTGTAACCGACTTTCCATGCGGTTGCTTCTCTGATCTCCGGGATAGATGTATACAGTTGCCCTCTTTTTAAACCTTTAAAGTCTTTATGCTGCGCTCTTGATAACAAGTAAATCCATACTTTAAGATACAAAGGCGGTTTCGAAAAGATATCACTGTTTATAATTTTTCTAGCCAGAAATAAATATCCACCCTCTATGAAATCGTTCAATTTTCTTCACCGCCTAACTACTCTAAAAGTTTAATTTTATTCCGGGCAAATCTCGTTTGATATATTTTTCAGTTGATCTTTAATGTTGTCCAATTCTTCCGTAATAGGATCTAACATTCTTTCTAAAAAATACTGTGTGCTAAATTCATCTTTGTTACGCTTACTGATAGCCAAGCTTTCGACGTTTAGAGAAATCAACTCCAATCGATTGACGATGCTTGTTAAATCACTTGCCTTAGCTTGTAAATTCTCATTCGAGGTAATCATTCTAATTCCTCCTGCTCTTTTAGAAAATTATCTACCAAATCAGCATGTTGCTGTACAAATGCAAGAATACATTGGAAATGTGCACTAGTCTTATCGCCCTCTCCCAAATCCGACCACTTTGCTTGAGATAATCTATCAGCGAAATCTTCTGTTGCACTCAATAAGTAACTAACGCTCACTATAATTAAGTCTTTATCTGTCATGATTGATCTCCTCCAAAAGTATATTTATAAGCATATTCATCATATTGCAAAACTAAAGCCATCAAGCATGGTCCAATCAGCATTAACTTGGCTTGAAATGATAAGCTGGAAGTTGCTGCACACAATACAGTGATCAGTAAAATTCTTCTTAATTTTTTCAAACTGTACATCTCCATTCTATTTATGTTAGAATGAATGAAAGAAATAACGAAATTCCGTTGCCTTTAACTCTGTCCGGCAAGACTGTATGAGTTAAGGCTTTTTTTTCGTCCTTTTTCCATTCGGTTATTCCCCAATCTTTTCAAGCCTATCAACTATGTTCTTAACTTCTAGCATCATTTCAAAACATTGATCAAAGACTTCTTTGTTAGTAATATTTTCCATCATATTATCAGAATAAGATTTCAGAGAATCTCCATCCTGAATGCTTAATAATTTTGACGCTATTTCTTTTTTTAAAGCATGAAATTGCTGATATTCATCCATCAATATCACTTCTCCCATTCAATACCTAATAACATAGCCAACAAATCAATTTCACGATATAAAAGATCTTGATAATCGCTCAATGCCATATGATCGCTTATTTCTGCAGTTGCAAGTTCATTCAAATTTTTCATAACAGATGCTACTGTTGGTTCTTCTGGCAACAATCCTTGGCATTCCATTTGTTCGTACATAGAGTTAAAAACATCCGTTAAGCTTTGACCCTCAATATTTGCCAACTCTTTTGCCGCTTCTTTTGAAATGATCTCGCTCAAAAAATTCTCAATTGCTTGGTTTTGTGTTAATTCCATCGTTAGTTCCTCCTAATATTTTGTTTTTATCCTTGCCCAGGACGTTTATTTATTTTGTGACATGATCCATTGTCTAACTTCTTGCTTATCTAAAAAGAAAGTCCTTTCTCCCATAACGTGTATTGGCATGCCTTGCCTGATCATGGATTCTAAAGTTATGGGGCTAATACTCAACCATTCAGCCATTTCCTTTTTGTTTAGCAAGGATCTATCCATAGATAAATCTTTCCTAGCTTGCTTTAACGATTCAAGCGTTAACTCATAGATGTATTTTTTTAGATCACTTTCCTGATCATCAGCAAGCATTACTTTAAATCCAGCCATCCTTATTCCTCCTTGTATACTCGAAATTTAGATTTTACGTTGCTTGGGTATAAACACCTTAGATAGAAAACAGAGTTAAAGATTTACGTTATCGGTACTGTCTAACAAACGATAAAAGCCGTTTTATTTCCGGTTAATGTTCCTGGCTCGTTCGACAGCTGCATTCCGTTGTTCATCGGTCATTTCGCGTTTGAATTTCTTTTGCATTATTACGTTACCAGTAACAGTTCCCTCTAACAGAATAATTCTGCCATCTTTCTCAACTACCTTTCTTTCGGCAGCCACTAAATGATTCCACTTGCGACAATGGGGTGGATAATCGCTATAAAAATGCCATTCATCTAATTCTCTGTCATAACTAATAATTGATTCTTGTTCTATTTTCGGAGTATACGTCATCTCGGCTCGCTTTCTTTGCATTTCTTTGCGTTTTCATTAAAAAAAATATCATCCACAGTAATCTTAGGGAACAAAGGTTGCAAAATTTTCTTAAACTTCAATTTTTCATTATCTGAAAAAGAAATGCTTCCCTTTTCTTTTAAATAATAAGCTTGTCTGGAAATACCGAAAATATCAGCCATTTCTTTTTGTGTCTTTCCAACCATTTTCCGATATCCTGCAATTATGTTCATTATCGCACCTCCATTTCTTTGCTTTTCTTAGTACAACAAGAATATAACATGATGTTTGCATATTTGCAAGAAAAACTTTGTATTTCTTTGCAAAATGTTCTACAATGGACTAAATGTATAGGAGGTGTTAGTTTGGCTGTATCTAATATAGATTTAAAACAAGTCGGATTTAGAATCAAAGAGATTAGACAAAATTTAGGATTGTCTATGAGTGCTTTCGCTACAAAAATAGATAATAAAGCAAAAAGTGGAACTGTTTCAAATTGGGAAACTGGCAAGAATCTTCCCAATAATGAAAGGTTGAAGAAAATTGCAGATTTAGGTAATACAACTATAAAGGAATTACTTTATGGAGACGAACGGTATTATTTGGAACCGATCATAATAAACATTGCTAAAAATTATTACGATTGGGATATCTCAAATGATGTTGATATGATTAATCATATATTTAACCGTTTGAATTATTTCTCCTACGATGATGACGAAAATTCTTTAATCGAAAAAAATAAAGAAACATTCGATCGAATTCTGCTTTATCCTTGGGAATGGAATAGCGAAGGAATAGTTCATTACTCTTCAATACGTATTCACGAGTTAATAAATGAATTAGAGTCAATAGTATATTCAAACATCGATTCTTTCGATGATGAAATGCAAAAAGATATTGAATTTACGACTAAAAACATTGAACAGATCTTATCAAAAACAAAATTAGATATCGAGAATTTGGATATAGATAGCAGATTTTCAAAGGAAACAAGAATAAACAAAGAAATAGATGAAAATGCAAATAAAGAAATTTTAGATCCTAAGCATGACTAGCAAATATTAAGTAATTTAATCACTCCACTATCCTTGCCCAGGACTAGATAGGAGAAAACAATGGCAACATTTAAACAATATGCAAAAAAAGACGGTTCAAAACTTTGGCAGTTTCAAACATACCTTGGTATTGATGCTGCATCAGGAAAAGAGATAAGAACAACTAGACGAGGGTTTAAAACGAAAAAAGAAGCCCAGATAGCTTTAAACAAGCTAGAATTGGACTTTGAAAAGAACGGACTTCAGAAAGAAAGCAAAGTAACGTTTCAAGATGTATATGATCTGTGGGTCGTTAATTACGAGCATACAGTAAAAGAAAGTACATTCGTTAAGCAAACAGAACAATATAAAATTCATGTACTTCCAGCGTTTGGCCAGAAAAAAATCGATAAGATTACAGTTGCAGCAGCACAAAAATTTGCTAACGATAAAGTAAAAGACTTTGTTAAGTATCGCGAATTTATAAGAGCGGCTTCTCGCATTTTTGAGTATGCGATCACATTGGATTATATTCATCAAAATCCATTCAAGAAAATCACCATTCCTAAAAGAAAAGAAAAAGCTGGAGATAAGATTGAGAATTACTTTACCAAGGCGGAATTGAACACTTTTCTTAATGCAGTCGATAGCAAGAATGATTTAAAAATGTCCGCTTTCTTTCGGACACTGGCTTTCTCTGGAATGCGTGCTGGTGAACTGTTATCGCTCACATGGCAAGATATAGACTTTGATAGCCAATTTATCGTTATTAATAAAACTCTCGCTAGGGGGAAAGATAGACGGCTTTACGTTGAAGCACCAAAAACAAAGAGTTCAAGGCGCGTGATTCCTATGGACGAAAAGACCCTTTCAATTCTAAAGGAATGGAGATTATACCAGCGTAAGATCATGCTAGGATTTGGCCATAATACTATGAAAAAAAATCAACTTGTATTCTCAAACTTGGATAATGAATTTTTACAACTATCTAAGCCAAGAAAATGGCTAGAAGTGATTATCAAGCAGAATAATCTTAAACGGATCACTGTACATGGTTTACGACACACACACGCAAGTTTATTGCTTGAAGCTGGGGCTACGATTAAGGACGTTCAAGAACGACTTGGCCATTCTTCTATTCAGATCACTCTGGATCTTTATATCCACATAACAGAAAAAAGAAAAGAAGAAACGGCTGCACAATTTGCTAAATATATCGGTATTTAAAACAAACCGTATTCAAAACCGTATTCAAACAAAAAAATCGAGCCAATAACAAAGGTAGAAACGGCTCTACATCAATGTTATTGGTTCTTTGAATAAAAATATATAAGGAGAGTACAGGATTTGAACCTGCGCGCCGGGATGAACCGGGTCGGCGGATTTCGAGTCCGCTGCA